GCTGATAAAACAGGCAAGATTAATAATTTTGCAGTTTACGGTCTACATGGCCGTGAAATGATGGATTGGCTGACACATTTACAGCACATCCGTAACAAGAATATTATTTTCGTCGGCATACTTGATGAATATCAAGACGAATTTAATCAGACCGTTTATTCTTTACAGATTGAAGGGTCAAAAACAGGCAGAGAACTTCCAGGTATTGTTGATGAAGTCATTACTATGCATATTAATAAAGATGACCAAGGCAAGACATGGAGAGAGTTCGTATGTCATACTGATAATCAGTATAACTATCCTGCCAAAGACAGAAGTGGTCTTTTAGAACCTGTGGAAAAACCACACCTTGGTGATTTATTGGCAAAGTTAATGCCAACTAAGGGTGGAACAGTCACACAAAAATTTGACCACGAAATTCCAACACAACCAACTAACAAGAAAGAGGTAGCATAATGACACTAGATTTTAATTCAGCAGAAGAACAATTTGATGGAGTCTCATCAGACTTTTCACCAATACCAGAGGGAACTATTGTTGATGTTTTATTAACAATACGACCAGGCGGCGCAGGTCCAGACGGGATTTTAAAACAATCTCAAAGGTCAGACGCTCAATACTTAGATTGCGAATATACTGTAACTAATGGAGAGTACGAAAGAAGAAAATTCTGGGGTAATCTTACAGTTGCAGGCGGTAGTCTAGATGATAAAGGTAATAGTAAAGCTGGTAATATTTCTAAAAGAACTATTCGTGCATTACTTGAATCTTGTTACAGCATTGAACCAAAAGATATGAGTGAAAATGCTAAAGCTGCAAGAACACTATCATCTTATATGGACTTAAATAACCTATATGCAAAAGTTAAAGTAGGTGTAGAAACCTATAACGACAAAGAAAACAATAGGTTAGATATGGTTATTACTCCTGGCATGCCAGAGTACAAGCAACCATTAGGTCCAGACGGAACGGTCAAAGCAAGACAAGCCACACCCACCGCACAGGGGACTGATTCACAACCCTCCCCACAACCGGCAACCGATCAGTCAGGTGGTAAACCTGCTTGGGCTTAAATAGGAGGTTTGATTGGCCTTAAGTGCAGGCTTGTGGAGTGCCTGTCTATTGAAAACTCCACAACAAAAGAGCTAGTTTATAATGAATCTAAAAAGGAGAAGGGTCTGTGGGTTATGTTCATATAGTAGGGTTGTGCCTTACATTTTATTTGATAATGTTAATTTTAAGCCGAACAAAGTAGTCGGTTTTTATGGATGTTATGCTGCAATGAAGATAATGTCTAAATATAACAAGGAGAAAAGAACCATGTCATATCAAGATTTAGTACCAGAAAGAAAAGCAGTAGACGACACCATGAAGGATTTAGCTGTAGTATTAGAAGAGATAGGTTGGAATGTTCCACTATCTGCTATTACTAAAGAGCAAATCCAAAAAATTATTATAACAACATTAAATTCATATCGAGATCATCTTCACGAACATATTGGTGTTGAAGATAAAGCAGAAGAATTTTTAAATGTTAACGGGGTAGAGATACCAACAGAGAGAGGTAAAGTTACGGGTTCTGGTAAAAACAAAAAATATCACGAACCTTTTGACGACGAAATACCATGGTAAATGAATTAGATTTTAATCCACCTGAAAACAAAGGTGATGTAAGTGATATTGTTGTGCCTTTAATAGACAAGGCTCTTGTTGCAGCAAATAAAAGAGAGCCAGAAAGAAATTATTTAGGTGCATCATCTCTTGGTGAACCTTGCAAAAGAAAATTACAATATAGATATATGAAGACTGAAAAAGATGAGGGAAAAGATTTTGACGGAAAGACTTTAAGAATATTTCAGGTTGGTCATAATTTTGAAGAACTTGGTATTGCGTGGCTTGTGCAAGCAGATTTTAATGTTTTAACACATGACAAACAAGGAAGACAATTTGGCTTTGATACAGCTGATGGAGAAATACAAGGTCATGTCGATGGCATTATTACAGATGGACCCGTTGCCTGGGAATATCCTTTTCTTTGGGAATGTAAATCAGCTAATGATAAAAAATTTAAAGAGTTTCAATCAAAAGGTGTGGAAAGTGCTAACTTTATTTATTATGCACAGGTTTTAATATACCAAGCATATATGGGTTTAACAGCTAATCCAGCTTTATTTACGGTTATAAATAAAAACACTCAAGAGATATATTTTGAAAAAGTACCGTTTGATGCTAAAGTGGCTCAGCGAGTATCGGATTCAGCAGTTAATATTTTAAAAGCAGTTCAAAATAATGAGCTGATGCCGAGAGTAGCGGCTAAGAGCGATAGTTTTTTGTGTAAATGGTGCGAATTTAGGAAAAAATGTTGGGATGAAAATGACGAAGGAAAAAAACAATCTAGACTTCAACCAAGTTGGTCATGAGGGTTCAGTTAAATTTGATATAAAAAGTTTTAAAGACAGATCAAGAGGTTCTTTAAAAACAATATTTACTCATATGTTTCCAAACGGGAAGATAAGAGGTAATGAGTTTGTAGTTGGAGATTTAAATGGAGCTCCAGGTGACTCTTGTTCTTTTAACTTAGAAAAGGATGGAGTTGGTAGCGAATTTAATGGTGGTCAATCTTTCAGTGACTTTATTGATGTATGGCAAAAAGTATATGGATGTAACTTTGCTGAAGCTGTAAGAGATATTTCTAATAAGTTTGCAATATCATTAATAGAAGAACCTATAAAGCCACAAAAAACACTTAAAGAACAAAATACAATTAGTTATGAATATTTAGATCGTAATGGTGAATTGATATGCACGGTGTTACGATTAGAGTCTGGCAATGGAGAAAAGACTTTTAGACCTCGTTTGGTTACGGGTGAATATAAAATGCCAGATGTTCGTCCTTTGTATAACATACCAAACATTAAAGATGCTGATACCGTTGTTTTTGTTGAGGGTGAGAAATGTGTTGATTATTTAGCAAAGAAAAACATTATAGCTGCGAGTGCTATGGGTGGTGCTAATACTAATTTAGATAAGACAGATTGGAGTATTCTTACAGGTAAGCATTTAATTATATGGCCAGATAATGACGATGCTGGATTTAAATATGCAGAAAAACTATCTAATTATTTAACGCATTTATGCTCATCTATTAGAATTATAGATGTTCCAAGAGAGAAAGAAAAAGGTTGGGATGCAGCAGATGCAATAGAAGAAGGTTATGATATTGATGAATTACTTAGAACAGAAAGTTCTTCTCCCGTTAATTTATTAAACAATTCCCTATCAGTTAAAAATTTAGTGCAAGGAGAGGCACCACAATATGAATATTTATTAGAGGCAACATTACCTAAAGGTGTTGCAGGTATTTTAGCTGCGTCAGGAGATACAGGTAAAGGTCTTTTGACTTTAGACTTGGGTATGAAGATAGCATATGGTAATATTGGCATCGACACTGCCTTTGATGCTACAATAGTAAATAATGGCAATGTCGTCATTTTAACCGCAGAGGATGAAAAAGATGAAATACATAGACGAATTGAAAAACTGGACACTGAAGGTCGTAGATTTAGGGAAACAGGGTGTGAATTATATACTGTCCCTTTCCCAGACCACGGTGGAGTTACTCCTATCGTTGCAATCGAAAACGGTCGACCTGTTATCACGGATGAGTGGCGGCAGATTGAACGACAATTATTGCAAATGGATAATTTGGCTCTCGTTGTTGTTGATCCTCTTGCTAGTTTTATTCTAGCAGATATCAATGCTGACCCTTCACATGGTGCATTCGTAACAGGATACTTTGCCAGCTTAGCCACAAAGACTAAAGCTACATTTCTTATGGTCCATCATATGACCAAGATTGATATGAAGTATCCTGTTCGTACACCAGAACATGCAAGAAATTTAATTAGAGGAACATCAGCGCTCGTTGACGGTGTTCGTTTTGCTATTGGTTTATGGCCCGCTCCAGAAGGAGAGGCTAAGACAGTCTGTCATAAAATGGAGGTTCCATTTAAAAGGAATAAAGTTATCTATGGTGCTGTTGTTAAATCTAACGGTCCTGTTAATAGGGAGGTTCGTATCTTTGTAAGAGATGATGAGTCTGGTTTATTAGAAGGAACTTCACAAGATATATCTATGGTGGACGAACAAGATAAAGTTATAAGACTTAGAAGCCTTGTTCAAATAATTAAGTTAGCAGCTCAAAAAGGTAATCCTTTTACAGTTACAGGCGAAGATGGTTTTGTAGCTCGTGAGGGCGAAATGCCTCCTGAGTTAAAAGGTGTATCTCAAAGTACATTCAGAAGATATGTATCAGAACTTATTGACGACAGAAAAATTGTCCGTGCAAGACTTAAAGAAAACACAGGTCAAGCAAAATACCTTGATGTACCTGAAGGACCATTTGCTCATGGATATGGGGAATTGAGAGCAGGTAAAGTTACCTAGCTAGTGGGTTATCGTTATTGCCGAGCTTATCAATCCTGTCCTCTGTTCTATCTAATCTCTGTTCTATGTTGTCGACCTTTGTCGATAGTTCAGCAATACTTGTATTAATTGGGGTTAAATCAACTGCTTTAATTTTCTTCTTCTCAATATTATCGAGACGCAAATTGAACTGTCCCCAGGTGTAAAAACCGCCACCTATTGCGGTAATTACCCCTACTATGGTGATGTACTGTTGTAATTTAGGCAAGATATTTTTCATTATTTACTCCATATATATTTCTTGACATTACTTTTTACCGATATACAGACCAAACCAAGCAGCCCCAGCACCTACAATTATAGATACAAAAGCTGACTGAGCATTAGTCGGATCGGGCAATGCCATAAACCAGTCACATGTTTTATAAAACATTATGCCGTATAATGTTA